GACGCATGAAGGCGGACAATTTGTTTGTAATTTGTGGTCATTTGATTCGACAATAAATACTAGTAATAAATAGAGCAAAAAAATCACAATATCACGCATTTTGCACATATATAAAATGAAACCGGTAATTTCAGAGTTCAGAAAGTTGTCACTGGATTTAGAATTTAAAATTAAATTAATTCTTTTGAATACTCTAGATCTTAATTTAATTGTAAAGTTATAGTCGAAATTAGTTTTCATGTCTTCGGCAATGTCTTTAATTAATTTCTCGTAATTATATGAACTTGGAATAAATTCCTTTACATATTGAGAAGTACTTGTGTCTTCCAATGCTTTGAGATTATTAATACATTTATTAGCAATTATTATCCAAGAATCTAATCTCTTTTTATAATAAATAAAATGATTATAAATACTCTTAATTTCATGTGGAAACATTTCATCTTTAGTTTTTAAATATTTTTTTACTGTGTCTATCTCCTTTGAAATTTCATCACATTCGATATCACGTTGGATAGCTTCCTGAAAGTATCTTAACACACCGTTATCATCTTCTATTTTCCTTCTTAATATTTCAATTCGTTGCTGCCGAGTAAATCCAGAGATACTCGGATATAAAGTATTCGGATCTTTAGATTCGGAACTCTCATCTTCTGGGATTAATGCATCTTTAGATTCAAAATTTTCTTCTTCCAAATCAGAAGAACTTCCGTCTTCAGAATCTTCTTCCGACTCAAAAACTTCAGCCAAACTTGCATTTTTAGAACTAGCTGCACTAGAAACTATTTTTTCTGATAACGAAGTGTTTAATATTGCTATTAAATGTTTTATAACAACATCTTTAATTTGTGCAATAAAATACTCGTTATTATTTGGTCTCTTGTTAGACACCTTTTCGAATTCTTTGTATTCTTTTTCAAATACATTTTCTAAATCTTCGTCTTCTTCTGATTCATCGTCTGATTTCCCATCTAGTTCTTCCTCATGTTCTCCTGTTGATAACATAGCTAATTCATTATCTATTAATGTTATACTTTCCATAAATTCTCTATATTTTTCACGAGAAATATTCTTTTCAAAATTAGTAATATCATTATTTATTAATTCGATAAGTTGTATATATTCATTTACATTTATGGTATTATTTTTTATTATATTTAATAATTTCAAAATATATTCTTTATTATTTAATTTTAAAGAATTATTAATACTTTTTATCAGTTCGAATACCTTCACAACAATATTTCTGAGTTCTTCTTTTGTAGTAAATTTTAAAGACTTAATAAAATTTAAAATGATGTTGTATGTATTTTCATTTAAAATATATTTATTTATTAATTTTTCAATATTTTTTTCTGAATTATTTTTTATAAAATCATAAATAATTCCCAATACGATAGAAAATTCTATTTCTTCTTCTTCATTATTTATTTTCTTTTCTTCATTATTTATTTTCTTTTCTTCATTATTTATTTTCTTTTCTTCATTATTTATTTCATATTTTGCTAATAAATTATTTCTATATTCCTTTGTTATGATAAAATTTTCATTTATTGCATCATTTTCTGGCATATATTCATCATATTCATAATTAAACATCGAAATGAATCTATTATATAAACTTTTGTTTTTGTAAGTGTTATCATACACATAATCTTTTATTTCAACCAATAAATCCAAGAAGTTATTTACTTTGATAGATGTTTTTCTATGTAAATTTAATGTTTGAGAAAAAACAGTAAATAATCTTTGAATATGTTCATTTTCTTTTTTATTAATCACTCCTTCAAAAATTTTAATTTCTGTATTTGAATTTTCTAATTCAATTTGTTTGTTTCTTAAAATTAATTCTTCGGTATCTGTTAATTCATTTAAATATTTAATTCCTTTGTATGGTTTATTTTCTAGTTTCCGGACAATCTCATTTTCTATTTCTTCCTGTATTTGACTGTCTATATTTGTTTTATAATAATCGTATTTTATTATTTTTGTTTGTATTGGGATTACTTTGTCTTTGATAGCTTTCCCATCCTGTTCTTTGATTTCTTCTTTTAGTTCTTGATTAGTTTTCTGTAAGTTATTGACTTCGTTAACGAGATTTTTCAGATTATTCTTAGCATTGGCAGAAACTTGTAAAATTTCGTTGGTTTTCTTAAGAGCTGTATTTTCTTTCTGAATCTCATTGATCTTTTGTTGCTTTTCTTCTATAAGTGCGTTGTTACTCGAAATTAAATCCTGAAGTTTTTCTTTCAATTCATCTCTCGTTTGAGATAACTCAAAAGTTTGTTTCTCGTAATTTTCCTGAGAGATCTTAAGCTCTACAATTTCTTTTTCCCTTTCTTCTAATTTTGCTTTGGTTATTTTAGCCTCAAGCTCTTTTTCTGTCTTAAGTTCATCTAATGTTTTTGCAAATTTAGCTTTTTCGTTATTAACCACAAACTCATTTAATTTTCTTGCATAAAAGAAACATTCACTTGGAGTACCACGGTAAGTAAACGCATTGGGCAATTCTTCCTTTGTTCCACAATATGGTTTACTCATTTTATTTTGGTTTAGAAAATCTTTTTAAATCATATCATTGGCAATCAAAGGACGAGAAATAATATATATATAACCTGTTGCAGTCTCAATGTAATCTAAAATCTTTACATAATCAGAATCTTCAGGTGCAAATGATCCAAAATTGGAATATCCATAGGAATTTGTTATAGAATAATTTTCTCCTCTAGGGATTGGCTTAGGAATTATTCCAACATTTCTGTAGTTAGGGTTTTCATTTTTACCCCAAACATTTGTATTAACACTCCATTGATCATTATTTAAAGGATTTACAAGATATTTTGTTTGTTGTGTCCAGTCTGAAATCACTCTTTGTTGCCCTAAGTCTGTAAGTAACCTCATTTTTCTATTTTCCAATTCCCAAGGTTTAATCACAAAGGGTAAAATATGATATCTTACTGTTTGAACCATTTGTTGTTTTCTGAGAATAGGATCAATAGAAGAAAATTTTAAATAATCATCAAAGTGATCGTTAATAGGAACTAAAAGAGTAGTATAGTTATCATATGGCTTCCCGTAATTAGCAAGCTCAATTAATTTTTTCATCTTACTGCAAAACGGTAATTTGGACATTACTTCAAAGTTACCGTTAATTTGGATTTTTTTCTGATTATGTTCTAGAGTATCTTTGATCTGCTTTTCTGTAATAGGTATATCATCATACAAGAAATAATTCATCCATTGATTCCAGGTCCACATTTCCTCTGGTCTGTAACCAGAAGTAAATTCGAATTCATCGTTAGTAAGACCTACATCATATCTATAGTCCGCAATTGCAGAAAATGAAGTATCATAACCTGATTGTGCTGTCATTTAATTGATCTTATCTTAATATATTTTATTTGTAAATAAAATGCAGTCAAGTTCTGAAGAATTTGAATTACGATTCGGGTGGCCCCAAGATTTCAACTCGAATTTGAATTGGGAATTTTCTCCTCTCATCAAGAAGACTACTTTTGAGAATATCAAAAATACTTTGGCTTTGAATTACCCTGTGGTTGAAACCAGAGATACTGTTTTGGTGTTTAATAATGGAACGAGAAGTATCGATGGAGAAGGTCAAAAGAAGGAAAAAATTAGTCAAAGAGATTTGTTGTTAAAATCGCCCAAGTTATCCGAAGTCTTTGTAATTAGAATTTCCCACAGTAATGAAATTCCTGTTGCTGTTGACCCGAATGCTATTGTAATAAATACAAGAGTTCGTCATAGATTCAGTTTTAAAACTGATAAAGGCAAGTATGATCTCACTGTGGTAAACAATACTGATTATTCTATAGAATATGAAATATTTGATAAAAAAAATTTGGAATTTTGCATGAAAGAATTAATTAAATTAATTTTCGGAACAGATGAATACAGTGATCATACTTATGTGTTAACTCAAGGATATGGCAAAACGTTAATTTCTACTTTTGAAAAACACTATGAAATGACTAAACATTTCCTTGTCGAAACTCGTCCTAGAAATGTTAACAAAAATGATATTCCTGAGATTAGAAAAGGAAGATATTCATTTACAAATAAATTAGATGGTGTGGGATATAAATTATTTATCACCAAACTTAATTCTTATTTAATTAATTCAAATAGCATCAAAATAATAAAAGGGAGTGAATACTACAATGAAACTTTAATAGATGTTGAGGTAACTGAGACACAGGTATATGCATTTGACTGTTTGGTTTTCAAGGGAAAAAATGTATGCAATGATGATCACTTGAATAGAATTAATAATATTACCGATAGATTTTGCAAAGAATTAAATATTCTAAAAAAGAAATTTTTTTATTCCAAAAGTCCACTAGAAAATTTTAAAGATGTTTTAAGTTATATGTATACCACATACGGAGATGATGTTGGAAAATACAATGATGGTATAATTAATACTCCTTTTGGGACTTATGATTTTATAAGTAAAACCGGATATAAAGGAAGACGTCCTGTGTCTTATTACGACAAAACATTTAAGATTTTAAAATTAAAATTTTCGGAAGCTATAAGTATCGATTTTAAATTAAATTTAATAGAAAATAATGTTTTTGGATTATATCTACTTGGGCAAAAAGACTTATTAAAATTTTCCCCCTTTGTGTTAGACGGAGTTCATTATTACCCTCCAACAGTTTTTATCTCTAACAGTGTTAAATCAGGAGACATTGTAGAATTAATTTACGATAAAAAATATAAAAAGTTTACCATGCTTAGAAAGAGACTGGATAAAACAAATCCTAATTACTATACAGTGGGAGAGAACACTTTTGCTGACACGATAAATGGATTTACATTTTTAGACTATAAAAACAGTCTTACTTCTGATCTGGAAAATTTATTCAATAAATATATCAGACAAAACAATAAGGTTTTAGATTTGAACCCTGCTGAATCCAAACTCAATTACAATGCAAAATTTATTTGGTATGTGCAAAATCCTCAATTTCAAAAAACAAATTCCAGAGTACCTATATCTTTAGAGAAAAGAGATGCTGATGTGGTAGTAAGTCTAGGATCACCTTTGAATTTGGAAATAATTGATTCTAGTTTAAACACGAGTTCAGGATTTTTAATTTGTAATAAACAAGAAGGAGAATTGAAGGGATTTAAACCAATCGAGACAAAAGGAGACTATTCTATTTATAAAAAGATTCCTTTAGAATTTCTTCCTCCTTGCATTGCAGAGCATTATACAGACGAATATTATAGATGCGGAGTAGATGGAGATGGAAGTTGTTTTTTCCATTCATTTTTATTCTGCATTTCTACCAAAAAATATATCGAGGGAACTCAGGCCCAAAGAAAGAAAATGGTATCTGTGCTAAGAATAAAACTTGCAAATAGTGTTAGTTTAGAAGATTATCTGGAATTAGACGATCAAGTTAATTATATAGAAACTCTCGAGAAGACTGTACCTGAGAAATTAAAGTTTGAAGATGCTTATACAAATGGTAAAAATGGTTCATACCAAGATATTGATGACTGTGTAAGAACCACATTGAAAAATGTTTATACTGAGAATTCTATAAAAGACTTACTCGATAAAACAAAAGAGATCTGTAGACAAAGGTTCTCTGAGAAACTGGAAAATTGTAGAGTATGGGCAGACTATACTATGATTAAATTTCTAAGTAAAAAGTTAGAGTGTAATATTCACAGCTGTAGTAGTTCTGATAAAAAAATAATAAAGATCAGCAGCGGAGATAATAATCCCTATGTAGTTATACTGAATTTAAGAGATAGTCATTTCGAGCCTTTAATAAAGATACAAAAAAGCGGGGAGAGGTTTGTCCTGGAAACTATTTTTGTTGAATAAATTAAATATTATTTTTAATATAAATTAAAAATTGAAAACTTTGAAAAATGTAGTTTTTACAGTCTCTGGGATTACTCAGAAAAAAGTTCAAAAAATGTAAAGTCTGTGTAGGTATCCAGCCCATTTTATTAGGGAAAAAATTACAGTCTTTAGTTGTCTCGGAAGGTATTAAAATAAATATTATTTTTAATCTAAAATTAAAAATGAAAAAGTTCAAAAATCCGTTTTTTACAGTCTTACTTCCGACTCGAGAAAAACTCTAAAAAACCTAAAGTCTGTGTAGGTATCCAGCCGTTTTTAATAGAGAAAAAATTACAATCTTCTTTCCACTTGGAAACTATTAAAATAAATATTTATTTTAATCTAAAATTAAAAATTGAAAACTTTGAAAAATCCGTTTTTTGCAGTCTCTGGGATTACTCGGTAAAAAGTTGAAAAAACCTAAAGTCTGGGTGGTTATCCATCCTGTTTTAAATAGGGAAAAATTCCTAGTCTTTAGTTGTCTCGGAAGGTATTAAAATAAATATTTATTTTAATCTAAAATTGGAAATTGAAAACTCTAAAAATCCATTTTTTACAGTCTTACTTCTGACTCGGTAAAAAGTTGAAAAAACATAAAGTCTGTATAGGTATCCAACCAATTTTTAATAGGGAAAAATTCCTAGTCTTTAGTTGTCTCGGAAACTATTAAATTAAATATTATTTTTAATGAAAATTAAAAATTGAAAACTTTGAAAAATATAGTTTTTACAGTCTTTGGGATTGCTTGGGAAAAAGTTGAAAAAACCTAAAGTCTGTTATAGGTATCCATCCCTTTTTTAATATAGAAAATTTTCAGTCTTAACCTTCACTCGAATTTAATTCTAAAAATCCACAGTATCCTGTAATCAAATTATTTTATTTTTTAAAATAAAATCCAATAAGACTCAGCTCGACTAATCTTTTTATTCTAAAGTATGTAAGCTAGAGAAATAGAATTGATATTTTCTTTTATTTTCAAAAAGAAAATGCAGATTAGAAACCAATCTATGTCAGGCTACCAGAACATTAAGAATGCAGCAGGTATTCTTAATCCTTTTATTAAGACAGGAGTAATTAGTGCATATACCGTTAGTAAAAATCCTGCTGATAATGCTCTTTATACTACTATTAGCGGAGCAATACAAGCAGTTAGTTCTGTTGCAAGTGCAACTAATCCAGTTACAATTCTTGTTCAGCCCGGTATATACAATGAAAATGTTTTATTACCAGGAGGTATAAGCCTAGTTGGTAATGGTATAGGAGGTTATGCCATTTTTAATCCTTATTCTGGTATAAATTTAAATCCTCAAGGAAGGGTTATGATAAATGGAAATATAACTTTCACTGCAGGACCTATACAGCTTACAGGTTTATGTGTATTTGGTACTGTGGTTTCAAATGCAAATAATGTTTATACTTTTTATATGAAAGATTGTTATATATCAGGAGCATGTTCTTTTGCAGGAGGAATTGCTCAATCATATGTAACTATAAAACAAACTAGAATGTCTGCTATACTTACTATAAACAATGTAACTTCTACTTTATTCCAACTGATTACAGGGAATATTTATATTTCAGGTATAAATTACCCTATTAATATTACCTATTGCAATATAACAGGATATATAATTTATTCTCCTGCCTTAACAGATATTGCAGGAATTATGACCTTGAGCTTCTGTAAAATATCTTCTTCAAATAATCCTTGTTTAATAGTAGGTACTCCTCCTGCATTGAATAACTCATTAAGAAGTCCTAATGTGTTAAATTACTCCGGAACTTTTAATATTAATCTAAATAAAGTAACAGGGATAACCAATTCATCTTTTATCTACACTAATATAACACTGTCTTCTCCTTGTAATATTACTTCTGTGGACGTGTCTACTCCTCAAAATATTATAAATCAAGTTTCTTCTGTAGTTAGTTATCAAGATCTTACATATAGCTTCGATCAAGGTACAGTTTCTATTGCAAACAATATAGTTCCTTATTTATCTAACACAGGAACATTACAGGCATCAAATATCACAGTTACAGGAAATACATTACAAGTAGGTAATACCCAATTCCTTACAGATTCTACAAACAAATTAATTACTCTTGACTTGAACTCTAATTTTGTAATTAATGATCCTATAACAGTAACAGGATCAAACAATATAGTTATAAATACTGGAGTATCTCCAACTTTTACATTTAGTAATTGTATCTGTCTAGGAGGAACAACGGGAATAACAGTTTCTGGAAGTATAAGTCTACCTTGTTCTGTACGACCTAGTTCATCTGGAACTGCTCCTGCTGTTACCGGTTGGATACCAATAGTTGTAAACGGAACACAATACAAGTTACCAATAGTTACTTCCTATTTGACAAGTGAATCTCCTGTGTTACCGGAGATTGAAGAGTCTGAAAATCAGGATGCCGAATTCGAATACTACTATGAAGAGCCTGAGGTAAAAGAAGAAGAGAAAGTAGAACCCGAGGTAAAAGAAGAAGAGAAAGTAAAGGAGTCGGAAGAACCTGAAGTAGTTGAATATGAACTTGAAGTAATAAAACAAGAAGAAGTCAAAACAAAAGAACCTGAAGTAGACGAAGATGATATTGAAAAAGTCAAAGTAAAAGAACCTGAAGTGAATTTAGAAGATGAATCAAAGGTGATTAACCCTGCAATAGTTGAATACGAACCTGAAGTAGTTGAAGCTAGTGTTGAAAAAGTCAAAGTAAAAGAACCTGAAGTTATAGAATTATTTGAATATGAAGAATTAGAACCTGAAGTTGTAGAACCTGAAGTTGTAGAACCTGAAGTTGTAGAACCTGAAGTTGTAGAACCTGAAGTTGTAGAACCTGAAGTTCTACAACCTGAAGAATCAAATATCAAATCTAATGAAAGCTTGAACCCAGAGGAGAATTCTATTTACTCAAATGATTTAGTTTATTCTCCTGAATCTGGTGAATACTATTATGAAAATATTCCTGAAGAGTTAATCCTTGCCGGGGAAGAAGTTGAGGAAAAGGAACCCGATTATTCCAAAGCTTTTCCTGAAAAGATAGAGTACTTTCAAGAAGAAAATGATGAACATTCTGAAGATGAGTATTCAGAATACGAGTATGAATTTACTGATGAGAAAAACTACTAGGGTATATATTAAAATTTTTCATTATAAAAGTTGCAGCATCAATTGGACTCCTCAAGTAATTTTGAGAATATCCCTTACTAATTACTTCTGTGTTAACGGTCACTTGATTATAATAAAATGAAGATAACAACTTCCCGAAAATTACTGCGGAATTATACAGTCGTTTTAAATCAATATTGTTTTTAGTATTTGTGAATTTTATTAATCTTGATGCTATCATTGCAGAATTGAATCTGTCTGAAGTGTTATAATTATTTACTTCTTGTACTATGCGTTTACATTTGTTCAAAAAATCCTTGTCATTCAAAGACGCGTTTCTAAGTTTTTGCAATTCTGTGAATAAGCTTATAGCAGTAGCTATAAAGTTTTCATCATTAATCTCGGGCTTTAGAGGAAGAATTATTAAGCCATTTAATATATTTAAAATTTTTGAATAAAGATTATTCCAAATTGAAAATTGACAAAGTTTTTCTAATTTTAGTGCAGCTTCTTCTTCTATATCTGAAGGTAGTATTTTCCATCCCGACACACTTCTCATAGGAACTCCTCTAAAATAATATAATACTCTTGTTCTGAACCAGTAATAAAGATTATAATCTAAATTTTCTAAACTTTCTGCTGCAGAAACTAACAAGTGATGAACATCTTGGAGTGAATCGAATATACAAGATTGTATTCCCTTATGATAACTATATGTTTTAGTTCTCATAGGTTTCCCAATCACGCTTTTTGAATAACTAGATCCAAAGTCTATAATGACAGGGAGAAATCCATATGTCGGAATTATGTATTCCTTCTGCTTTATAACATATTTATTCATTTTTTCTATTTCAACTTTTTTAATTAAAATATTGCTCAAATGAATATCATAAGATGTAAATTGTATTTTTTGTTGTGCATCTTCCAAAGCAAATAATATTTGGACTAACAAAGAAAATATAATTTTCCTGTCTTTATAATGCTCATCAAAAATATCATCCAGCGAGTCTCTGCTTATATATTCCATTAATAAAATTTCAGTATCAACTCCATTAGAGTCAAACATTTCATTGTTTTCAGGATCTTCAAAGAATTTCTTTGATACTTTTTTCGTGATTAATCCTTTTTCTTTAGGGAAATGTTCCGAGTTAAGAGTCGCTAGATCTTTTAATACTAAATATTCGTGTAAAATAGACTCATCTAGTTCTTGTGATACTTTAAATACTATATCATTATCTTTTTCGTCTGTGAGTAACCCGACAATTCCGTTTACCCCCTGATTGGTAAACACCCTTTTGAATTTCATTTTCTTGTTAAATATATTATTTATTTAAATGAAAATTTAATTTAAAAATTAAATTTAGTAATAAAACAATGTGGGCAGCAGAATCTGGAGATGAAGATGAGATATTAGATCTTGTTCCTCCTAAGAAAAAGATCTTGAAGGTCTCTAAAGAAGAATATTCTGAATCTAGTAAGTTCTTAGGAGCAACATTAGAAGAAGAACAAAAGATTTTATCCTTTGGATCTGACTTGGAAAAATTGGGTATTACTAAGAAAAAGACTTCGATTTCTGATATCTGTGTGAATAACATAGTTCTAAGTGAAAAATGTAATATAATTTTGTATTTCAATCACTCTCAGACTGTGGAAAATATTAAATGTAGTTGGTGTCATCAATATCCTCAAATAGGAACTGTTATGATGGCTGTTCCTTATAACTATGTTCCTTATACTGAAGAAGACTACCTTCATGCTCCGGAAACATTAAATGAATTGAATGATTTAACAGTTAAGCCATTTGAACCTATAAAAAAGAATGAAAAGAACAGTCTTAAGAAACAGCATAAATTGTTTTATATTAAACGCAGTGTGAACAAGAAGGGAAAGGATTATTTTCTAGTTTCAAAGCCTGTATGTTCTTTTAATTGTATGGAATCAAAAGGAAGAGAACTAAGTGTTAGTGATACCAGATATAAAAATTATAGATGTTATATGAATATTCTTTACAAGATAATCTTCGAAAAAGATCCTCCTGCAGTTTTTCCTCGAGCACCTCATTTTGAGTGTCTTCAAGAGTATGGAGGTAAAATTACATTAGAAGAATACAGAAATAACTTTACTGTGGTCGAACTTGACAATAGTAATCAATATTATAGCTCAACACGAGACACAGCACAGATATTTAGCTCAACCATTGTTAATTAAATGAGTTTATTTTATAAAAAATTATAAAATATAAAATGAATCTTTGTATTCAGAAAAAGCCAAAGGGGTTCGCGAGTCTGTTGTGTAGACTCAACGAGTCTGACAGTGATAACCCTCTTATCCACAAGAATGATTATCGCTGTATCTTTGAGCTATTGATACATCAATACAATAGGGAAAAGAAATTTAATATTCTTGCTATGTACTGTAAAGAGTATGTAGATGAAACTGAATATATTAATGTGTACTTTTATACTAAGAATTTTAATATCGAGTCATTTACGTCTAACCGAATCCGCGATTTTTATGAAGTAATTGATCTTGTTGTACAGTACTGCAGAATACATAAAAAACCATTTTTTCCTGTCTTAATCGATATATCACAGGATTATGAATTTATTTAATTAAATAAATAAATAATTATGACTTCTACGATAAAGTTTGCACTTTATAATTTCAAGTGTGAGATCAGCTTAGAAGAACTTTTCAAAAGAATTAAGTATGTGTTACGCTGTTTAACATACTTTTGTAGTGACTCGAGTATAATGGACACTTATTTAGAAATTTATTATCCAGAGGAACATGAGATCAGAGAAATTGTTAAAAACATTAATCTATTCAAGTTTTCAGATGTTAGTGTCTATGATCAGTATTATATTTTAAGTAACGTAGAACGCATTTATAAATACTCATCAGGAATTAATTTTTATTATAATTTCATTTTTAATTTCAAGAAATTCGAACATCTAAATGGGAAATTAATAGCTCCTGACATGGATGACTGTTTTAAACAAGTTCCTATAACAATCAACCCTGCAAATATTTATTCTAGACATTTTTGGATAGAAAAGTATTTTCCTCATGTGATCACTGCATTGCAATTACAACTTAGGTGCTACGTTATCCCGATAGAATTTTTATTAAAAAATGTAAAACCGAATAAAAATAATGTTATAATAGAATTTTTTAATGAAAATTTCCTATTTGAATTAAAGAGTGCTGTGTCTGATTACTACAGTTACTATGACGATATTCCGGAATTGGATTCAAGAAATATAAAATATAGAATAAATATGTTTTATAATGAAAATAATATTTACAAGCTAGTGACAAGGTTCTATGATAATGTCCCTTTACAGCCTAAGAAGAAGCCTTTTTTCTGCTGTTTCTGAACTTTAATTAATTAATTAAAGTATTTTTTAACAATTTTTTTAAGTATTTGGGCATGACAAACAATATGTTTATTCGTTTCTGGCGTAACACACCAGCATCCTAAATTCTTCCCAACAAGTTCTTCTAGATCAACCTCGTTGTTCTTAATCCTTTCCTTAATATATTTTTTATACAAAACAAGACTTTCCTCCAAGGGCATATTTCTAGTTTTATATGGATTAGCCCAAGGACTATCTTTCTTAGGAAATCTTTCCCCATCAATAAAAACAATACCTTTTCTCCCTACGTAAAGGTTGTTAGGATCTTTCATCCACTCCTTGAGGTTATCATACTCGGGACGGATATATTTTACTTTAACGTTAACAACACTTGCCATTTAGTAATTAATAATTTTTATATTTTTTTTCGATTTATAGACATTCTAAAATATGGTGGACATTATCTTTCTTGGCTTTACCCGAACAACAATTACTTACATTATCTGTAGTTAATCCTGATGGGAAACATTTTCCCATACATTGTTGACTTTCATCTTGAATAAAAGGAGGAACACAATCAGTACAAGAAGGAGTATTTAAAATAGGTACACTTTTACTTACATTTCCATTCGAGTCTACTTTCAAGTACAAATTATCTATCATTATTTTGTTGTTTACAAACATCCAGGAATAAATTTCATTGTTGTTAAATAATAATTTGTATCTTCCTTTGTCTTCGAGCTTAGTAACTTCTACTTTATCCTGAGTTGTAATCGTAAATAAACTTCCACTAGTATTACTACTTGAGATAACATTATTTTTGTAGATTAAATAATAACCTGTCTTACTCTTTATAGACCAGCCTTTTGGATCTGTAACGTAAATAAAAGTAAAGTCTAAGCCGTCATCTACATCTGGTGTCTGATTTACAGTACATTTTCCTCTTAGTTCACATGGATTAAATGAAGACTTGCACCAATCAATACAAATTTCTCCTGTTGCAGAGTTAATAGATGGAACATTGTTAGTTCCTGCAGGACATTCACAATGTTTAGTATTGTTGTTCCAAACACCTGGACTACAAGAATCTAAAATACATGTTCCCGGGTCACATACTCCTAATGACATTCTTTCATCTCCTGTACCCAAATAATTAACATCTGAACAATTTATATATCCTGTAGGACATAAACATGAATTTTCACCATTTTTTGTTCCGGGGTAACAACTATCACTATTACAAGTAAAAATAGTATCATTTGGAACTTCGTTGTTGCCACAAGAACAAACTCCGTCTTTAGTAGGATCCCAACTCTCATCTGAAGCATCCCAAATTTTACCAGTATGTTTATTAATCAAGTGACGATCTTTAGATTCTTCATTAGTCATTCCATCCATACCACATAATCTTATACCAGAGCAATTACTATCATTACCTTTATTAGTAAATTGAGTGTCATTTTCACACAGACATACCCATTTATATACGTCTTTATCAGTCGCTTTTGCAAGCACTTTTCTACCTGTAAATTTATTACAAGTTATATCCTGTATCTCATAAGGCATGCAATAATTGCCTTTTGGTAAAAATCCATTTTCAGTCTCTATTGAACCATCAGAATATTTACATTCATAGTTTCCGAAACAAGAATAACAATCTTCTGTAGTTTCACATGTTTTTAATTTGTTTACAACATTGCAATCTGTAGTCTTATTTTTACAGTCTGGGGTATTACATACGTCAGGTATATCGGGAGATTCGGAGTTTGTTTTCAAGACAAAATAAAGTAATACAGCCAAAGCTACCAAGATTACTATTACTACAGTCTTCATTTATTTATTATTTACATTTTTGTTTTTACATATAAATCACACATTGTACTGCAATAAAAATCAGAAATATATTCTATGGCAGATCTACCTAGAATAATTTCTCCCATAGCTTGATACATACCTATAAATAATTCTATACTTCCTTTACACGGGGCATAAATCCAACAAGTATTAATTTTCATTCCTATCTGTTTTGCATAGACCATTGCTTTCGGAGTAGGAGTAAACCTTACACCCTGTCCGATAATCAAATCATTTTTGTCCTTAGTCAAAAAGTAGATAGGATATTCGTTCTTTGGTTGCCTTTTTAATTCTTGGATGAAGTTGTAGATAGGTTCTACTTTAGATAAGTCAGATACTGCAATAGTTACATTGGGAAGTGTTATCAAAGCAGCAACTAACTCTATACATTCATCATTTACTTCGAACTCAGAAGGTTTACTTTTTATAAACTGCATGCTATCTTCAGATATCATATTAGTAACATCATACTCGGAATAAATTACCCGGTCATTCTTTACTGAAAGTTTACCCATAATTAAAAGTTTGTATTTATATAATTAAAATGTTTCTAGTTTTACTTTTGATTTCCTATTGCTTTGCCTTCAGAGAGATATCCCTAAAGGCAGATTTCTATTCTGGGTTTGACAATGTACTTTCAAACTTTCAATTCCATATCTTCGACAAACAAAATGCTACTCTTACTATTGCTAACTTTGGTATTGACAACACAAATGTAGATTGGCTTGGTCCTTCTTCAGGCTTTACCTATAAAATAGAATTTACAAATTTCAATCTCATTGAAGATCAAGATTCTTTGTATGTAACGAATCTGTTTTCAATAAACTTCAAAGACCAAATTTCATTCAATTATTACAGGGACGACGTGTACATTGAATTGCATATGAATGATATTTCGGGCAATGTTTCACTCGGAAATTTAAATTCCGATATTTCGATTTGGGCTTATCAACAATTACAAATGGATACTGGGTATTTCTTTTTTAAAAATATTGATTATATCAAATCTTCTAAAGGAAGAATGATTTTACAGTCTACTACTTACAATGAAGTAGTTCCTGCTTTTACTATGCAGGTTGGAATTCTTCAGGAATATCAAAATCCTTCTTATCCTCAAAGCTACACCAATTATTATATTCACGGCTTTGTTACAAAGAGTGATAATGACTTTTTCTGTCCTCAGCCTTATAATACTGAAATTTTAAATCTCTTGGTTTCGACTAATTACCAAGGGAAAATTATGAATTATGAAAATAAAGGTACTCTGGTTAAAACTAAATGTCTTAATCCCGAGTATAATACTACTTATATAAATACTTCTCCTCTTCCTCCTAATACTATTTGGGCTCAACAATTCGAGTTTACTTTTGATAATCTTCTTTTGGTTTGTGATGTAGTTCAACCTTCTGGTATAGGAGAACCTATAGTTAATCTTTTTGAAAACTCGGCTCAGTACCACATGAAATGTTATTCTCCTAATCAAGTTCTTTATTCCTGGTATAGAGAATTTATTTAAAATTCTGAAAATTAGTTTTAAAATTAGAAATACTACTTAAAAATATATTTTTTTATCAAATAAAAAAATCTCATAATTACTAAAAATGATTCCCACGACAGACCCTACGGAAGTAATTGAATCTTACTTCCACCTTATTAAAGATAAATTCAAGGTATCTATACACTCGAATAAAGAAAAGGTAGCATATGTGCTTAACAATCACGTATGGGAGTTTATTGATTTCGTTACTTTGTCAACTAAGATCATGGATATCTTTCGAGAAGAAGATAACAAGCAACGAGAAGAATATAAAAAGACAATGGTTCCTACTCCTGTAATCGAGGAAGTGAAGATCAAGAAGCGAGGACGTCCTCCAAAGAACAAGAATAAGGACTCTGTCTTAAAGGCATTCGATAAGAGAGGAGAATTCTTTACCGACTTGCCTAAGTTCGAACGTTACACTAAGATACTTTCTTCACGTAAATATCTTGGTGTAAAAGACTTCGAAAACCAATTTTCTAATTCGAATAATACCTTTCTTCTCAGAGATGGGAACGTATTCGATCTTAAGGAAAGTGCAGTAAGACCTCCAAGACCAGAAGAGCTATTCAATTCATCTTCCGGTAGACTTTATATTGAAAGTAAGAAGAAATGCAGTGACGCAACGAAATACTTGAAAGAGATTTACGGAGAAAACTATACCAATTTGATGAAATTTGCCGGGTTGTGTTTCACTTCAGGATCATTTGATAAGCTTACCATTTTTCTTGGTTCCCGTAATAGCCAAAAGGAAGCATTTGCAGACCTACTTAAAACCCTTATTAATACCACATATAAGCCTTTGCTTTCTTCTGTGATCACAAAGGATCATAAGCAATCCACTCACAACAGAGACTTAATTAATACTTTAGATAATTCTACATTTGCTCTTTGTAAGAATTATATTTTTGGCCAAAAGCTAGATACAAATATTTTAAAGACAATAATTGGAAAGGAGCATGTTTTAGCTAGAAACAAATATTCCACTGCAAAAGAATACCCCATTAATGCAAAGTTTTGCGTTCTTTCCAATCATCGCCCAGAATTTACTCCAGACGAAGATTTTTCTTCGAGAGTAAACTATTTTAATTTTAAAGATTCAGATTACAAAGTCGAATTCACTGAGGATTTCTTGGATCAATTTTGGTCTCTTTGTATGAAACACGCTAAAGACTCAAAGATCGAAGGAGATAATCCTGATTTATTTCACGCAGGATCTTCATCCCAAGATCTTTGGCTTAAATCTAGAGTAGTAAAACAGGAACCAGAGTCCAGTAATCCAAATATTTTTAGACTGAATAAACAAGTTGCGTTTACAGATTATCTTGAATTCTGTTCCGAACAAAAATGTACTGACGTCCTCGCAGACGAAGAATTTAAATTTTTCCTTAATACTTTAGGAAAACTTAGAGTAATGAAAAATATAGTTGAAGTCAATCCAATAAAGGAAACGGCTTCTTTTGCCTTGAAGGGATATGCCCTCAAGAGTTTTGTTAATAATGTTTAAATAATTTATTTATTCTTTTTCATAAGAAAAAAAATGATCAAAATAATCAAAATAATACAAATAATTGTCAAAGGATCTTTATACCAAACCTTTCCTGATGAAGTAACAGTGAATCCTTCTCTTTGCTTCAATCTTGCCTGAAGACTTTCTGTATTTTGAAATTCCTTATTCTTTTGATTTATCAAGTCATTTTGACTAACAATTTTAGTAAGTAACTTTTCCATTCCTGCACGATCTTGGTAAGTAGGAACTTTTCCTGTAAAAGGGAACTTGTCTACATTTTGTTCAGGAACAGTATTATCTGCATAGCGAACTTCTTTTAAAATTTCAACTGCATTTTCTGTAGGTATACCATAGCTCTTTGCAAAGTTAACTATTTTTTCCGGGTCAATTCCTTTCTGAAGAGCAGCATATTTGATTAATTCTTGAAATGCCTTGTTCTTCACAGGAATATTATTTTTTACTACATTATAAGCAAGATCCATCAATACATTTGTACATGCTCCGTGCTCCAAGCATTTATTTAATACATAGTCATCAGGCCCTAAACTATCAGGAGGAGGCATATCACAAACTTGAGGACATGGTCCCATATAAATAGGACTAAGATTTGTTAGTTTAGCTGACTGAGGAAAATCTCCTTTAAGATCTTGAGGAGAATCTTCATCATAGGCATACCAATTTTCTGTACCAACTGACTCACAAACTTGAGGAGAAGATTGTCCTAGATAATTAAATGCTTCACATCTAGTAGCACAAGCAGCAGTAGGAACAGTTCTGCAGTATTTAGCCTTTGCAACTTCACTAAGAAAGTTTTTATTTACCACAGTAAATCCACTAGGATTATAAAAAGTATCATTAAGATATGCCTCGCACTTATCATCCCAGTTTTGACTACAACGTTTACTCATAAATTTCGGGCAGAAGTCTTCTTGAAGATTATTAGCAATACCCTCCTTTGTAAAGAGAGTAATACCGACACACATTTCAGTCGGGTCTACATCCCCCTTGGTTAGAGGATTGCTTTCACCAAAAGTAGCATAGCTCATTTTAATTCTAATAATATATTTCTTTCAAATTAAAGAAATCTTTGAAGTTAATTACTCTAGTATAAAATCGTTAGGAGATCTTAATACACGAGCTTTAGGATTCTCTTGTAAAAGATCCTTAATTATTTCTAATAACATATTTCCCTTGTAGTTCTCAAACATAATTTTTCTTAATTTTATTTTCTCGTTGATAGTAAGAGCATAAGCAAGATTATTATCTTTTTTAGTCTGTATCTTACAGCAAGTAGGAAATTCTCCTGTAAATAAATTGAATAAAAGTATACCATAAGACCATAAATCCGATTTGTAGTTTACGTAAGAGTGTTCATAAATTTCAGGAGCAATGTAACCAGGAGTACCATTTAATCCAGGATCAATTATTTTAGGAATTTCATTAATTATAACAATGTTCTCGAGCTTGATGTCTCTATGAATAATTCCGTTTGAATGTAAATAATTTATCCCGTCAGAAATACCTTGAAGAATTTTCAAATAATCTACTTCTTTATAGTAACAAGAAAGATCTGATTCTCCAAGTTCCATAATCATATAAGACTGATTTTCTTCAGTATAAAAATCAAATACTTTAATAATGTTAGGATGATCAAGGGAACTCAATAAAGTATATTCCTGTAGAAGGAATTGAGAAGTCTTTCTAGCACGAAGAATACCAATATAGGTATCCAGAACAACACTTACACTTCCAAATGCTCCAATGCCAAGTTCCTTGATGTATTTGTATCTCATTCCATTTTTATCATATAAATATTACTTAGTTAAGGTCAAATTCGATTTACTTACCCCAGAATATTGCTCTGTAAATATTTTAAATAAAGGAGATTGATACCTAAATTGGGAATATTAAATTTCAGTATACTCTCTATATTGCCTATATTTTTTATTTATTAATTTTAGTTGTTTCCTGTGTGATGACTCTAAGTCCTTTTTATTTATAAATAAAAAAAAATTCTATAACTAAAAATGCCATCCCCTAAGAAGAAAGTTTATAAAGCTCGCGAGTGCCCAGAAGAATCCCTCAAGGAACATACTATTGCCGATCTTCGAGTTCTTGCTGACAAGCGAGGAGTTGATCATTCTGGTCTCAAGAAGGCTGATTTGGTTAAACTTCTTTGCGATTCAGGTGTAAAGGTTGTCCGAAAGGGTTCTTTTACTGAAAAGAAGTCTCCAAAGGCAAAGAAATCTTCTGCTAAGAAATCTCCTGCTATGAAAAAGTCTCCTAAGAAGGCTTCTGCAAAGAAGTCGCCTAAGACAAAGAAAGCTTCTGCTAAAAAGGCTTCAACGAAGAAGTCCCCAAAGAAGATGAAGAAATCTTCCGCAAAGGTTTCACCTGCAGTTAAGAAAGCTATCGAACGATCTGAATCTACTGCAAAGCATTCTCACAAGAAGTCTCCTGGAAAGAAGCGTGCCTTGACTGCATATAATCTTTTCGTCCAAAAGTGCCACAAGGAAGGTCTTGCTAAAGATATGAAGGAAATCGGAGCACTCTGGCGTAATGCTCACAAGTAAAGCTTAAATAAATAATAATTTTTTAATTTAAAATGGAACAAAAAAGAACTCCTTCAAATTGGGAAGCAAGCTTTCCTCAAGTAAATGGAAACAAATATCATTTAGGAGAATATATGTTAAATAGTCCTCTAGCAAGCACAGACACATTCATTCCAGATGTGTCTGCGTTTAACCAAAATAATTTATTAGAAAGTGTTTTAAGCAACATTAAGTATTATGGGACCTCAGAGGACGATTTAACCGACTATGAAAAAAATATTTTAACATCTGCAGGATATGATTTAAAAAAATTATTTATTTCATAATTTATTTTTTTATTCACAGAATAAAAATGAAAGTAATACTTATATTAGTTATAGCTATATTGATTTTGATTTATATCCTTTATAAGTCTACTCGCAGCAAGGAAAACTTTTCCCCAGTGGTTAAGTCCTTTGGAACTTTTTTAAAGTCCACAAATGCAAATACCTACCAGTCTTCATTGCTCTTCAGAAGTATTAAACCTACTAAAACTCGACCTATGCCTAGTTTTTATCCAGATCCAAGTAAATTAGATGATTATAAAAGTTATCTTTCCGATATTGGTACACAGGGAATATGTGGTAGTTGTTGGGCTTGGGCTTCAGTAGGGGTACTTTCTGATAGGTATTCTTTACTTTCGGATAAAAAAATCAAAGTAAATCTTAGTCCGGAAAAAGTAATCTCCTGTACATTTAACTTTGACCTGTTGAAAGACAAAGATCTGAATTTACTTTGGAGTAATCGTAAGACAGAAAGTCAGAAAATAATTAAAGATAGCAATCTGGGCTGCAGTGGTAATGATTTGTATTCTGCAGCAAGGGAGTTATTTATTTTTGGAACTACTAGTATGAAATGTACTCCGTATACATTAACAAAGTCAATGGATGCTCCGAAATGTTCTGATTTACTGGGAGAAGATTTCGATCTCTGTGTAGATGGAACTGCAGCAAGAATTTTTTCTGCTGATGATATTTATTCTTTAGAAAAAAATGAAGAATATATTATGCTTGAGATTTTTAGATACGGGCCAGTATCTGCAGGAATGTTAGTTTTTAAGAATTTTTTACATGACTATGATGGAAAAACAATTTATACCGGGCCAGTTAATAAAAAAGAATCTCCAGCAGGAGGACACGCAGTAAGAATAGTAGGTTGGGGAGAAGAAAACGGAGTAAAATATTGGATTATAGCTAACAGTTGGGGTATAGAATGGGGAATGAATGGATATTTCAGAATGCAAAGAATGATGCCTGAATGTCAGCTTGAAGACAACGTCGTTACAATGAAACCGAGAATTCAAAATACCAAGTATACTCAAACATTGGATGCAGTAAAACCAATTGATCTTGTATTAAAGAAGTTTTCTCAGCATGAACTTGACCCCAAGACTATGTTGTATTTCTCTGCAGACAAAAAAGTAAATCAAAAAGGAATTAAAGCATTGGAAGGTAACGTTTCGACGCCTGACAATGATTATACGGATGAGAGTGAGTTCTGGCTCGGGGATAAATTTATCTAAAATTATAAATTTAACAATATTAAATGTCTTCCTTTCAAATAAGAAATGAATTAGCGTCTGGCTATCAGTCCATAGCAGGAATGGCCGGTGTTTTAAATGCTGCAAGTAGTGTATCTAGTTCAGGCTCAAGTACAGCCGATTTTATAGTATCTCCAAATGGTTTTTATACTACTATTGGAGCAGCTCTTGATGCAGCTTCTAAAGATACGAGTTCTATCCAAACTATTTATGTTTCTCCTGGAAGTTATAATGAATATATATTAATTCCAAATAATATAGTTTTAATGGGACCGGAATCATTTCCTCCTGTAGTAACAGTTACAGGATTAACAACAATTAGTAACAACACAACAAGAATACAAAATGTTAATTTAACAACTATTACTTGTAACCCGAATATTTCTTTATCAGATGTTTCATTTTCTAATTGCGTGTTTCTTTCAGGAGTAACTTTACCTAGTTCTCAAGCTCAGACCGATATATCTTTAAGATTTCATAATTGTATTTTTAGAGGATCTGTTTTCTCGACTGAATTGGCTTGTGAATTTAATGACTGTGTTGTTGTTAATACTGTTAATTTTACTATCACTTGTTCAGCAGTTAATACTGCTCCTGTTTTTGCAGTACTTAATGACTGTATTTTTAAGGCACCAATTAATATTGTAGGAGATGGCCCTACTGTTACGGTTAATTTTTACAATACAATAGTTTCCGTTTTGAACTCCGTAGGAATACATATTAACACAGGAGCAGCTACTTTTTTTGAAAACAATATTATTGAAAGTCTTAAACTCGAAGACATTCCTGCAAGTTTAGCAGGAGTTGCAGTTCTTAATATGGTTAATTCAACAGTAATTTCCGGAACAGCAACTTGCGTTGTTACTACTAACACAGCAACTATTACAGGAGCAAATAATTCCTTTTCATCTACAAACTTAAACATATTTGGATCGGGTATTACCTATTCTACAAATCAAGTAGAAATGAGTCCTATTTTAATACAAGGAACATTAACAACCTCAGGATCTATAACATCAGGTTCAAGTATTTCGGCAGGAACAACTCTTTCTTCTACTGGTAATATTACTTCAGGAGGAAATATTTCTTCTACTGGTAATATTTCGGCAGGAACAACTCTTTCTTCTACTGGTAATATTACTTCAGGAGGAAATATTTCTTCTACTGGAACGGTAACTTCAGGAACTAATATTATATCTTCCTTTATTGTAAGCTCGCAAATTGATGTTCAATTGAGTAATACCTTTAGTGTACCTGTTCCATTTACAATCGGAGGATCTGCTGGATTTTGGCAGTCATTTGCACAAGGTCCAAATAGAGGAGCTCAAACTATAGTAGCAAATAATACTACCGGAATGTTTCAAAACACAGGTCCTGGAGCATATTTTAATGTGTATGCTCAAGTGGTTTATCTTTATCCTAATGGTATTCAATCTTCTAATAGTCAAAATGAATTTAATATATATGCTGGAGTATCTTCTACTGTAATTGCCTTAAATACAATTCCTGTAGTTGGTACAAATATGTTATCTCAATTTACTAAAACAAAGGTTGGTCAAGCAACACAATGGAATGGTCATGAGACTTATATTCTAAATTTTGCAATGTATTTTCCTGCAAATTATTATTTCTGGTTATCTGGAATGGCAATTACAAATGCTGGAACAGGACCTAGTGGATTACTAGCAATAGGAGATAATCTAAATAGATATCTTTCAACTCTTACTTTTACACAAATAGTTTAAAGACTAAAAAACTTTTATTAAATATGATTTTACTTTGTGGTAAAAAACGTTCCGGGAGAACTACTCTTGCCGGATATTTAGTTCAAAAGTACAATGTAAAAGAATTCCGTATTTCTGATCCTGTGCTAGAACATGTTTGTTATTTTTATAATTTAAGTTACTCTCAAGTCCATATTGATAAGGATGTGTATGATAAAAGATGGAATGCTACTCCGAGACAATTAATGCAGCGAACTGTAAAATTGTTTCATAAAAATTATTTTATTAACCTGTTGAAACAAAAAATAAAACACGAAAAAGGTATAATTTTAATCTCTGATTTATCTTATCAGCACGAGATCGATGCTTTCCCAAATTCCCTAGTAGTAAAGCTGGAACGAGAAAGAGATTATGTGTTTGATCCAGAAGATAATCAAGAGTTGAAGGCTGACTTCGTGCTACAAAATAATGAAGACCTTGAACTGTTACAAGAAAAATTTGATAATATTATTGCTGTGCTCTCTTGCAAAACCCCATGACCTGTTATTTTTTAATCGAATTAAAAAAATATAGTTGAAACAAACTCCAAATGATATTTCTCGTAGGTAAGTCATAACTCCAAATGATATTTCTCGTAGGTAAGTCTTACTCCGGAAAGAGTACTCTGTGTAAACATATAACACAAAAGTACAAAGTAAAGTGCACAAGAATATTAGGTACTTTAGAAAAGTTTCCCGAGTTAAATGTATTGGTGATATCAGGATTTGACTTTCGTCAAGTAGTAATTAAACTAGAAAGAGAAGAAACTAAGGCTAAAGATCTCAAGACAGACTTTGTTATAACAAATAATGATGATGTGGATGCCTTACATGAAAAATTCGACAAGATCATAGAGATACTAACATTCCAGCAGGGATTAGACTGAAAAATTAGTTAAATTAAAAATTGAAAACTTTGAAAAATGTAGTTTTTACAGTCTCTGGGATTGCTCGGAAAAAAGTTAGAAAAATATAAAGTCTGGGTGGTTATCCAGCCGATTTTAATAGGGAAAAAATTTAAGTCTTTGTTTTACTTGGAGACTATTAAAAATAATATTTATTTTAATCAAAAATGAAAATTGAAAACTTTGAAAAATGTAGTTTTTACAGTCTTAAGTTTAACTCGGAAAAAAGTCTAAAAAATGTAAAGTCTGTGTAGGTATCCATCTCTTTTTAATAGGAAAAAATTATCAGTGTAACATCCACTCGAAGACTATTAAATTAAATATTATTTTTAATCAAAATTAAAAATTGAAAACTTTGAAAAATGTAGTTTTTACAGTCTTACTTAACACTCGGGAAAAAGTTAGAAAAACCTAAAGTCTGGGTGGTTATCCATCCCAAAATAAATAGGAAAAATTATCAGTCTATTATCCACTTGGAGACTATTAAATTAAATATTATTTTTAATGAAAATTAAAAATTGAAAACTTTGAAAAATCTATTTTTACAGTCTATGGGACTACTCGGGAAAAAGTTGGAAAAACCTAAAGTCTCTTTTCACTCGGAACCTAAAATTTAAGTATTAACCCAGAGGAAGAATTTTTACCAAGACAAAAATCCTCAACAGAGTTTTCTGCTCTTACTTTTTACCTGAAACTTTCTCCAACTTTTTTAAGATCTGTGTGAAAAACTTTTTCCCCATAAAAAGAGTTTTTCACTTGTGGTTGGTTATACTCGGAAGTTAGAATTTTCTCGAGTAAAATCTAACCACAAATGTAAAACTGGCCTACATTTTCAGTCTTGTTTTATTCTGACCTAAAAAATTTAAATGTGATCTTCAGAGGAAGAAATTTTTCAAAGACAAAAATCCGCAATAGAATTTCTGCTCTTACTTTTTACCCAAAACTTTTGGTGAAAACTTTAAGGGTCTATGTAAAAACTTTTTTCCCCAGAAAAAAGATTTTCACTTGTGGTTGGCTATACTCGGAAGTTAAATTTTTCTCAAGTAAAAATCAAGTACAAATGTAAAACTGGCCTATATTTTCAGTCTCTCTTGACCTTGCTCTATTTATTTTATTAAAAATAAATGAATTTACTCTTCTTCTGACTTACGAGGAGATTTCTTAGTTCGTTTCTTCTTGCGAGATCGCTTATTCTTTGTCAAATACAAAGAGTTTATTGTAATTGGTCTACAGTACTTCTTATAAATGTCTTCGGGCATACCCGACTTACTTATCTGTAATCTTGTAGTTGTTCTTAATTTCACTTCATAAGGTCCGGCTGAGAATTCTCCGTCTTCATTTAATTTGTCTCTTACCTGATCTTTTATTTCTTCTTCTCGTTCTTCCAATTCTTTTATCTGGTCTTTTATGTTAAACCACTCTGCGAGAAGAGCTTCGTTTGCCATTTAAATGAATTAAATTTAATATTTTTAAATTAAATTTAAAATGGGTGTATTAGGCTTCTTTCGAAATTTTATTCTTCGATATGAGTTCTTCTTTAGTCTAAAAAAGAATGAAAGATCTCCTGTAAAGAATGACTGGGTAATGCTAGATGGTAATAGTATTTATCATCCTTGTTTTCAAACTGTAGTTAATCCGGTAATTCCTCCGAGACAAATGAGAAACTATGTTCCACCTCCTCCTGCAACTGAAGATGATGTTATAGATGAGATTCTTTGTAAGTTTGAAGAATTGGTTTATGTTTTAAATCCTCAAGTAGGACTTTACATTGCAACTGATTCTGTAGCTGGACTTTCTAAATGCTCACAGCAAAGAAAAAGACGATTTAAACCTTCTCCTGATAATGGAAAACTTTCAAGTACTATTATCTCTTGCGGAACTACTTTCATATTGAAGTTAGACAGAAGAATTGATGAATGGATTACGGAAAAGAAGAAGGGTGTTTATAAACATTTAAAAATAATTCACGACTCGAGTACTTGTATAGGAGAAGCTGAACATTCCTTGATACATTTTATGAAGAAAAATTTAAATCTTACTTATACTATTGTCTCGCCTGATGCTGATATAATATTTCTTTCATTAGGAGTGAAGAATAATAATATTTACGTTTATCGAGAAAATATATTCAGAGAATTTAATGCTGATTTCTTCTTGGTTGATATTAACAAATTTAGAAACTGTATTGCAGATACACTGAAAATGAAGAAGATTTATGATAATGATTTCATTGCCTATTGTTTTTTCATAGGAAATGATTTTCTCCCTACTGTGCCTAGCTTGAATATATCAAACACTGGTATAGATCAACTATTCTACAATTATTCGAATTTAATTTCCAATTTTGGATACATTACAAATAAGAATTTAGAATTTAATAAATCAAATATGAAAGAATTTTTAAGAATTATGGCTGAAAATGAAGACTCAAGTATACTCGATAATTATAAGAAGTGTCCACCCAAGTGGCCAAATACAATTTTAGAAAAGAATATTAATAATATAAAAAATTATAAAAAAGAATTTATGGAAATAAAATTTGCCGGAGTAGATCCAAAGGTAGTAGCTCATGAGTATCTTCTCGGGATGATTTTTGTCTTGAAATATTATATCGATAAAATACCAAGTTGGACTTGGTGTTATCCTTTTCACTATGCTCCGTTTTTTTCCGTTCTGTATGAACACTTTGACACATTTGAATTCAAAGGATTTGAAAATTCCGAACCTTTGTCTTGTTTCGAACAATTAGTTGCTGTATTACCCGGACACTTAAATCATCTCTTGCCTGTTGGATTAAGATGGTTAAATTCTTCCCCTGAAAGCAGTATTATAGATATGTTTCCTATTGAATTTGAAACAGATTATGAAGGTAAACGTCAAGAATACGAAGGTATTGTAAAACTTCCGGTCTGTGACCCAGAAAGAATTAAAAAAGCAGTAAGAAGTTGTGTCTTAAAGTACAATATTAAATTTACTGAGCCTAAAATCTATAATTAATATTATATTTTTAAAAATATAATTTATTTTAATTAAAAAATGTTTGTTTTAAAAAACTCTAAAAACAATAATTATTATTTCTTTTCGAGAAACGAAATACCCATTTTTCTTAGAAAAGAATTAGATAAAAGAGGAGTTTATTCTTGCGTGTGCATCACAAATGATGAACTTGCTATAGTAAAAAATAAAATCATTCTAGCAAATGAACTCTCTGATCTTTTGTCAAAGGGGTCCCTTAAAGAAGTTACCGGAGTGAAATTCAACGAAGGATTATTTTATGATATTTATTTAGACTTACTCAAAAGTTATATTGAGGATGTTTAGTTTGATATCCCTTATATGGAGCTACTCCGAGACCTTCACTATATAATCCTCTAGAATCTAAACCAATACCAAAAAACGGAGCATGGTCTATTAAATCACCTTGAGGAGGTAAATAATCTATATCTATATCAGTAATATCTTCAGCATAACGTTTATTAACTTGAGGAAAGGTAACACTTTCCTGCGCCCAATGATTCATATCATAAGCTCTTGGTATAATAACAGGAGCAATTAAAATTTGAGGGTTAACTCCCACATTAGGATAATAATATTGAATACCTCTAGTAAATGTAGTTAACTGAGGTTGATCCCAAGATCCTTCTTTTACCGCACTTTCAGGTTGAGGATAAGGAGAAGGTTCTTGATCATATTTAGCTAAAGGCCATTCTATAACGGCATGACTACTAGTAGATCTCTTTTTTACTTCTGCAGGAAGATCTTTAGGGAAATTATAATCTCCTTCAGGCCAAGATTTACGTTCTTGAGTATGATTATATCCGAAAGAATTTTGATAAGGTAAATACTTGATGTTGTGCTTGGGATTCGGCAATTGCAAATTACCATTTAATTTAACCCAATCTTGATTGTAGTTACTGGGAACTTGGTAATTTCCATTCAGTCTCTGATAAGAATCCATTTTAACATAATGAAATAAAACAAAATTAATTAACTAATGTGTAACCCGAAACGGCCCAAGACTAAAAAATAGATTTCAAAGTAAGACTACTCTGAAAAAATAACTTCCGAATAGAAAACAGCAAGAGAAAAAATTCTTCATGTAACCCCCAGAATTGAAATTTTATATTCAAAAGGGATTAAGACTTAAAATTATTAAAAAATTTATATCTATCTGAAATCCACTCGAGAAAAATCACATAGTGTGTATTTAACCTTAAAAAATGAAGTTCTGAAAAGAGCAAAAAAAATATTTCCTATTGCCTCCGATTTTTTTGAAGGAAAAGTTTGAACACCCTCAAAAACCTAAAAACAGAGCAATGTGATATTCTCTCGGAAAAAATTTTCTCCTCCGGATTTTTGTCTTTGAACGTTATTTTGTACTTATTTTTTACTAGAGTAAAAAATTCTTCCTGTAAAACAAATACCTAAATTTTTATTTGTATCTGGTAGTTACTCGAAAAAATACTAAAAAATTTATATCTATTTGATTTCCACTCGAGAAAAATACTATAGTGTGATGTTAACCTCAAAAAATGAAGTTCTGAAAAGAGCAAAAAAAATATTTCCTATCGCCTCCGATTTTTTTGAAGGAAAAGTTTGAACACCCTCAAAAAACTAAAAACAGAGCAATGTAAAGACTACTAGAGATTTTTTTCTCCTCCGGATTTTTGTCTTTGAACGTCATTTTGTACTTATTTTTTACTAGAGTAAAAAATTCTTCTTCTTGAATGTAATATAAAAAATGTTAATGTAATTGATGTTTAACTTCAGGTTTTTTCCTCAGTCTGCTTTTTACTCGGAGACTATTAAAAATAATATTAAAATTGAAAACTTTGAAAAATGTAGTTTTCTTAGTCTTGTTTTCCACTCGGAAAAAAGTCGGAAAACCCTAAAGTCTGGGTAGGTATCCATCCGATTTTAATAGGGAAAAATTATTAGTCTAAAATCCACTCGGAGACTATTAAAAATAATATTATTTTTAATTAAAATCAAAAATTGAAAACTTTGAAAAATGTAGTTTTTACAGTCTATGTGATCACTCGGGAAAAACTCTTAAAAATGTAAAGTCTGGGTAGGTATCCATCCCGTTTTAATAGGGAAAAATTCTGAGTCTTACTTTTACTTGAGAACTATTAAAAATAATATTTATTTTATTCAAAATTAAAAATTGAAAACTTTGAAAAATCCATTTTTCTCAGTCTTGTTTTTCACTCGGGAAAAAGTTGGAAAACCTTAAAGTCTGGGTAGGTATCCATCCGATTTTAATAGGGAAAAATTCTGAGTCTCATGTTTACATAGAGAATATTAAAAATAATATTTATTTTATTCAAAATTAAAAATTGAAAACTTTGAAAAAT